ATCATTCCTATATTAAAAGGTTCTTCAGATAAAGTATAACCATATATACGTTCAACCTTTTTATATTGAGCATACTCATTAGTATCTTTTTTATCTTCATTGGCAGCTAACCAAGACACAGCTTCTTTAGCTTGATTTTGTTTACTAACACCTTCACCTATACCTTTATCACCAAGAGCTTGATAAGCAGCAACAGGTAGGCTTTCATATTTCCATAAGTCTAATAAACCTTCTACAGAATCAAATCTAATAGTATCTAAAAACCCTGGAGGTTCTTGTGGCTGTGCAAATGGATCTATTATATTAGTAGATTTACTAACAAATGGATCAATAATACCAGTAGATTTAAAAGGATCTACTATAGCCATTATGTTAAATTAGGATAAGTTTGTGCTATATAAGTTGCTATTTCTTCTTGAGAAAAAGTTGGATTAGAAGCTGTTAATTGTTTTAATAAACTATTTTTGTCTGTTGGTGTAGGTACAGAAACAGTATTTGTATTAGCAGTAAATAATTTACTAGGATCAAAACTACCACCCCATGAATACCATGTATCTTTTTTTAATGTACCTTTTGGTACTGTTGATATAGCTAGTTGTAAGGCTGAGAAATCATCCATACCAGGATTATTTTTTTTAATACCCATAGCTAATGAGGACATAGCATAAGCAGCACTTGCAGCTTGATTGCCAAAATCATATTCACCACCACTAAATAATGATGTAGCTGCAGTAATTAATTCTTTACTAGGTTTATCTGCTTCACCAAGTTTTTGATATAAACCAACTATTTCTAATTCAGCTTTTGCTACTTTTAAATTATTAACATGTGCAGCTAGTGCATCTTGTTTAGATTTCTTTTTAACTTTCATACCTTCAAACAATACACTAGTAACATCACCACCATTCTTAGCTTCCATGTGCATAGCTAATGCAGTTTGAAATCCTGGTGTATCTAGTTTATCCATAAAGCCATTGATAGCTCCTGTAAGTTTATCTGTTTTAGTATCATCTTTTGTACCAATAGCTTCAGTGAGAAGATTACTTACAGCAGATATTTCTCCAGTACTATTAGTAGCTTTACTTGTACTATTTATAATAGTATTAACATCAGACTGTGATGCATCAACAATTTTACCAGCACTAACATCTGCATCAAATTTATCTGTAACTGCTTCAGCACTAAGTGGTGGTAAGTCTACTATTTTTTGAACATAAGGTGCTAAAAAGTTAGCAGTGCTTTTAGCCCAACCACCTATTAAACTACTTTCTTTTGCATTTGTTGATAGACTTGGTTGATCAAATGTACTATCTCGTTTTTCTATTTCAGCACGAATTTCATCTTCCGTACCTATTTTTAAACCACCACCTAATTGTGGAGTTCTACCTTGTTCATCTGCTAAAAAGTTTGATACTGGGACAGCTACTTTATCAGCTATTAAATTTAAACCTTTATTTAATAAAGTTTTACCACTTTCGATACCATACTTACCAACTCTTTCAACATCACCAACCAAACCACGAGTTGCTTCTCCTAATGGAGAAGACATAAAATTATAACCTTGTGGATCAGGATAGCTACCTACTTGTACTAAATTACCTTTAGCATCAAAAGCCATCTGTGGTTGTAAGCCTTTCTTATTAACATCATAATTAGGATTATAAATACTTTCTAAGTTTTGATTTATTAAACCCATACCTGGTTTCATTTGTACCATAATAATCTCCTATAATAATCCTAATAATCCAGCGATACCACCAGCAGCAGTACCAAAGCCAGGCATTAATTGTGAACCTAGCATAGCTCCTGTCATACCTGATAGTAATGGACTAGCATCTGGTTGATAATTAGAACCTGCATAACCCATACCAGCAATAGGATTAACCATTTGCGAATAAGCAGCAAGTCTAGCGTAAGGACTTTGTTGTGAAAAATTGTATCTATTCATTTGATCTTGCATCTGTCTACCACCAAGTTCTTCATAAGCACCACCTACACCACCTAGTCCAGATATACCTCCAGCTATTCTTTGATCCATAGCTGATTGCATTCCTGGTAATCCAGCAGCACCAGACATTCTTCTACCAAATTGAGACTCTCTAGCTTGTTGTCCTCTAGCTATATCAGCTTGACTAGCTCTAGATTGTCTACCAAATTGTGATTCAAATCCTTGTTGTCTACGTGCAATGTTAGCTTGAGAAGCACGATTTAATCTAGCTTGTTGAGATTCACCAGCTTGTTGTTGTCTACCAATGTCAGTCATTTGTGATTGTTGAAATCTATTTAGATCTGCCTCATAAGAACCTAAAGCTCTTTGTCTTTCTGCTTCTGCAGCAGACTGTGCAATAGGTGCATAAGCTTGTGTAAATCCTCTACTTGCAGCTTGTTGTGCGCCTGGACTTCCTCCAGTTCTACCCATACCACCAAACTGTGATTGTATATTACCCATTACATCAGAAGCAATAGTTGATCTAACATCACTTAAATAATCTCCACCAGGTTGTAAAGCATTGTAAGCTGGTCCACCAGCGTAACCTGTTCTACCAGTATAAGAACTTCCAAAGCCTGTACCCATGTCATTAGTAAAAGCATTTCCCATTCCCATACCAAGATTAGCTCCACCATAAGCATTACCCATAGCTCCAGTAGCAGCATCACCATATGTGTTTGCTGCAGTATTATATAAGTTAGATCCACCCATTTGATCAAAGGCTTGAGCTTCAGTTAAGTTCAATGCTTGTTGAGTTTGTGGTGCAAAAGGTACAACAGTTGATGATGGGAAATATGATTTACCTACATCACTTGCATATATATTTTCTGCTTCACCCAGTATATCTGCTAAGTATGGTTCTGTTGGGCTATATGGAATTACTTCTCCAGATGTTTGGGTAGTACCGCCGCCTGATGACATATATTAATTCTCCAATTTCTTTTCTAATAAATAGTGTGTTATTTTATAATCTTGTTCTTTAAGTAGCTTAGACCATCCTGGTCTAGCATAAGTTTCAATATGGGTACAACCATGTTGTTTAGCCCAATCTTCAACGAGTGGCATTTTATCTTGCCATTGTTTTCTATTACGACCTGTTACAATAAATATATTTAAAGCTTTACTATTAGTTCTTTGTAATATCTTAGTAACACCGCAACCCTGAAATTTTTGTTTCTTATCTACATTCCATAAGACCCACAGTTGCATCTCATCTTTCATTAATGAATTATAGATATCATCTACAATAAAATGATTACCAGAATATTGTAATGCTTTTTCTATTGAGTCTTTAACAATAGGAAAAACTTCTGGTATATTATCTTTAGGTACGAATACAGGTGTTGTCATGTAATTTCTAAATAACTTATTATAACGTGTAGTCTATTTGCAGTTGCTGCGGTAGCTTTTATTATATCATTTTCAGTTAATACTAATGTAGCATTATGTCCACCCATACCTTGTATAGAAGCTTTAGCTCCAACAAATGCATCTTTTAAAAATTGAAAGGTATCATCACCATTAACTATTGTTAAGGAAATACTATCATTATTGTTACTATCTTCGCAAATAATAATAGACTTAATTATAATAGTAGAACCTTCAGCTACTGTAATTAAAGCTGTAGCATTAGTAGTAGTAAGATCTGTCTTTGCGTTCTTGTAAATATGAGCCATTATTTAACACTTTCTTTTATGTCAAAAACCATGCAGCTACTTCTTGGTTTTCTACATTATGATAAGATACTAATTGATTAACAACATCTTCTGTAACTAATTGAAATTCGTATTGAGATAATAATACACCTTCTAAAGTATATGCAGGATAGTTGTAAACATATTCTAAGTTTTGTTTACTAGCCATTAATAATTACCTCTTTGACTTTCACGATTTCTATCTGCATCAGTACTACCATAACCTTGTTTCATACCACCAGTACTTTTTTCTTTATCTTTACCTTTATCTTTTTTCTTATCACTAAAGAAATCTTTTGCACCACTAACTATATCTGAAAGATTAAATTTATCTTTGTTTTCTTCAGCAGCTTTTTTTGCAGCTGTCATAGCATCATCTGCATAGTCTCTAGATAATCCAGAATAACCTGTTTGTAATTTAGCTGCTTCTGTTGCTGTGTTTACATCACCAGATTTTTCTGCGCCTTGCCTTATTCCCATAGCTATACCAGCTATTTGATTTGCAGCTCCAGTACCTAAACCTTTTGCAGTACGTGCGCTATTTTGATCTATAAGACCTTGTAAATTATTAAGTTGTGATGCTGAAGAAGTAAGTCCTTTAGACAATATACCTGCAGGTGTATAATTTAATAGATCACCATATGGAATACTACCATCTTCATTTAAATTTTCACCAACAAATCTATTACCTGCAAAATTATAATTATCAATATCCATACCTTGATCTCTTGCATCTCTACCACCACCACCTAAACGCTGTGCTTCTGTAGCTGTAGTAGATATTAATCCAGTTTCTGGATCTACAGGTAATACTCCAGCACTTCCTGGATCACCATAATCAATACTTGAATCATATGAACTAGAGCCTGTATTACTTCCAATAGATTCATTACTAGGTGTTTCAAATACAGGTATACCAGTGTTTGGATCTATTCTAAATCTATTTTGTCCTATTAAACCATCAGGAGTTTCAATATATTGTTGTTGCTCTGTAGGTATATTACCAAAGTAATTAGGGCTAACCATAGCACCAGAACTATTAGTAACATTACTACCTCTATCTTGTGCGTTTAATAAAGAATTAACTGCAGATGGATTAGTTCCTGCTAATCTTCCATAAGTTAAATTTCTATACTTTGATACTAATTCGTCAAACTGTGCCATTATCTATAACCTTCTTTGATTGCTTCTATATCTACACCTTGAGCATCTGACCAAGTAGTGCCTGCTGGTATAGTTAGATTAAATTTAAAATATCTTGCTGATTTATGAAATGGCATTGTGCCTGTACTATGTATAGAAGAAGAAGCTGTAGTAGAAACAGAATCAGAAACTTTGTTTCTAAAGCTTAATGTTCCAGTAGCATCATCAGTATCTACTATTGGTCTTACATGTGTAACTAAAGTTCTATTGTTTGGTGCTAGTTCTTGTTCTGCTGTGCTTATTTCTGCAGCTAAAGTAGGACCATTAAACGATCCTAATTTATGATCAGTACTAAATGCACCAACAGATCTAAGTCCTCCAATAAATACAGCACTATCAAATGATACTGTAATAGCATCTATATCATCTGTACCTGCAGCAGGATAGTCATCTAGTTCTTCTAAAGTAAATCCAGGTGATAGGTAATCAATAATAATTTCGTGATCTAATTCTACTATAGACCATCTATTACTTGCTATATGAAAAATTAATATCTTATCATTTTGTGTATTAGAATTATTACCAGCAGCAGAAGGATAAGACCACATAACTAATTTGTTTTCATGATCGTAAGAAGCTCTTACTCGTTCTCTTAATGTAAATTTAAGATCATTATAAAAAAATCTATCTACTTTATTAGCACCTATAGGTTTAGAGCTAGAACCATCAGTAACATAAAAACCATCTTCAGATAAAAAATATACTAAACTTCCAACTTGTATAACATTCTTACCTTGTACTGCTCCTCTGTTTTCCTCAACTCTTCTAAAAGAAAATACTACATTACCACCACGATAATCCATTCTAGTAATGCGAGACTCTTGAAATATTAACCCAAACTGTCCACCAGTAATACCTGTAATTACTCCACCTTCAGGCATTGTTTCAGAGTCAGATTGATTAACACCAACTGTCCATGAGGTAGGACTATTAAAACTAGACCATTGTACTTTGTTTTGTAACGTAGCTTGAAACCCTGTTACAACAAAATTACCTACAACTGCAGCATGTCTAAACGCAGGAGGTGATCCTGCTAATGCAGCAAAGTCTGTTGAGCTATCTAGTGTCCATGCTTGTGGTGCATCGTCACCATTAAAAGCAATAACTACTTCTCCAAATCTAATAAAATCCCAGTATGATTCAGCAGGAAAACTAAAAGTAGTACCACCGCTTTCATCAACAAAAGCATTAGATGTTAATTTATATAACTTAGTAGCATCGCCAGCAAATATACTTACTACACCACCATCAGACTTAAAGGCTTTACCACCTTGCGCTCTGGCTGTTGTAGCATTACTAGATGTAGCAGCTATGTTATTAAATGGTCTATAACTATTTATCGCAGGAAATACATTCTTAGCTTCTGTAGAGCCAGGGTTTGCATGGTCTGGTAAATCTGGTAACCATTCTCCAAAAGGTAATTGCATTATTTTACGTTATCTAAATGGTTAATATTAATACCTGATCTTTGAATTAAAGGAGATCCATTGTATTTATCTAAATCATCTGCATCTTCTGCTTGTTTAATAGCAGCTTCATATTGTGTTTTAAATTGTACAACAGTTCCTTGATCCATACCTCTAATAAATGTAGACGCATAATATAATGATCCAAATAAATATATATCAGGAAACTTATCAAGAATAGTATTGGTAGCAGTTGTACTACTAATACTTTCAAAAGCTTTATAGAAAACTAATCTAGCAGTATAAGTAGAATCAGGTGCAGGACTAAATCTAAAGTTAGTACCTTCAATAGAGAAAGCTCTAGGTATTCCTGAGTTAGAAAAATCTTGTGTATCAGCTTGATGAAAAGGAGTCATTAAAGATAATACTCTGTCAGGAGTAGAACTTGTTATAATAAAACTTCTTATCTGTAAGAATCCAGCAGGTAATGCTTCAGTTGCTGAGTCTATAGTAAATGAAGTATCAACAACTTCCATAGCTCTTATTCTTAATCTACGATTAAAGTCAGCTTCAGTAAGATCTATAAAGTCATCTATCTCTGTAGTTAAATCATCTCGTGCTAAGAAATTAGCAATAGCTGTTTTTAAATTTGCGTAATTATTTAAAGCCATTATAACCTTTTACTTCCTGTTCTAAAGTTTTCAAACTCATTGCTGTTAACCATACCTTTGATCATAGATTGTTGTTCAGATCTATGTAAGCTATAGTAATTAGAATGACCAAAAATTTCTTTAGTTTTTATTTGTAATGCTATTAAAGGTATTTGAGCTATACGTTGGAACTCACCCTTTTGTGAATCTATATGATTCCTAGATATTTTATTATCATTTAAAATATGCGAAGTATCCTGTTGTTTCTTTACTACAATTTTACTTGTAGCTTTGTCAATATGGATATCTTGATTAGGATTATATATATCAGCCATGTTATAGCTCCGTTGGATCTACACCATAAGCATCAACTAGTATTCTCCAACCATAAGTATCAGACATAAACACAAGTCCAATACCTGTATTCTCTGTAGTAATAGTTAAGTCAGCAGTTGCTCCTTGTATCTTCTTACCATTTCTAGCTACTGTTAAGTTAGCATTATCAAAGTTGGCAGCACTATCTAATATATGTATCTCATCTCCTACAGCAGGTGCTGAAGGTAATGTAATTGTAAATGCACCACTTGTTGCAGTATCAGCCAATAGTCTGTCTCCAGCTACTGATGTATAGTTTGCAGTTTTAGCTGTCCATCTTTTTAATGAGCCATTAATAGCTTGAGCTACAGTTAATGTACTAGCCATATCTACTGCACCGTCTATATCAACTACATCTAAATTAGTTGTACCATCTACATCTAACTCACCATTGAAGTCAGCATTACCAGCAAGTGTTAAAGTAGTAGCCATGTCAACAGCTCCATCAATATCTACTACATCTAAGTTAGTAATACCATCGATGTCAGCGTTACCAGATATGTCTAAAGTTACAGCATCTAC